AGTCATAGTTGTGTCCTCCTTCAATATACGGAATGTCGCCTCCGGGTTTATACCTTTTTCACAAATCGTTACCTCGTGAAGTTCCAGTTTGGAAATCTCGGTGTAATCACCGTGTTCCGAATCGGCTTTTCGCATTCGCTTGAATGCTTGTCCACCGATACTGAAACCCCTAAGGGCGCCTTTGCGAATCTCATTGGCTACTTCACGAGCCTTTTCGATGTCATCGCGTACTTCGATGACAACGAAGAGTCCAGCGTCATCGACACCGGACTTCCACAATCGACCGCTACTGTCGGTGTATTGTGGTATAACACTTCCAACTTGGATGTTGGAGTGTGCGAGTTGTACGTTGCGGAATCCGTCCGCTTTCATGAAGTTGTCAAATGCACCCTTGAGTGCACCTGTAGTGATGAGGTCACCTTGCTTGTCGACCATTTCGACGCTTGCATAACCTGCAATAACGAGGCCATTGTCGCTCTTGAGGAGCGATATGGTGCCACCGCCTTCAAACCGGGCGGATTGTAGTGGCGATACCATGACCATTGTAGTTGTTACATCCGTCATTCTATATAATCAGATATGGTAAACAGCCTTATCTTCTGTAAGTTCTAACTTACTATCAACTTCCTCGACGTCTTTCGATTCTTCCTCTTTATCTTTCCTGTCACGTTCAATATCACGCACATCGTAGTCAGGCATGGTTTTCGCATCGTCGGGGTTGGTCGGACCTGTTGGTGATTGTATGGGCGTGCCGTAGTCTATACCGAGTCCTTTGGGTCCTGACATACTCGTACCCACTTGACCTACACCGCTTTTCGCCAACAGTCGCTCAAGAAGTTCGACACCCTTCTTCATAACCTTGTTCTTCTCTTTGTCCCACGTCCCAGTGCCATGAATTTTCTTAGGTGGGATGAGAGGCTTAGCGTCACCCTTACTTTCGTGAACCTCAGCCTTGTCCTCTCGTTCTTCTATAGAAAAGTCACCCTTGAGCATGACGCCAGCAACGGGTGACCAAAACGGTCGTTGGCTTTCAGACAAACGAATCAGATAGTCATTGTCGGCTACGGGTGTGTGTACAGTCCAATACTGACCACGTGTGGTCGCCTTGTACAGAACATCACCTGCTTCAAACGATACACGAATGTGACGGTCACTTCTATAGATGTTGAGTGGACTTTGAGTCATGTCGGCTTTTGCTAACATAGCAAGGCTTTCTGTACTGACCAATGGTTCGCCCTCAGCCTCACCTTCGATGCGTGGTGCGTGAACAGTGTACACCTTTTGATTCTCAGATGCTTCACCTTCTGTTACGCTCGTGACATTGACCTTGACGAAGTCACCGACCTCATACTTTTCAGGAGCATTGAACGATGCACCAATGTCCATGTAAATGTCATCCTCAATCTTGACTGCACGGTCACCCAAGTCCTCTCCATGAATGATTGGACCTGTACCAAGTCGATACGTGTACGGCGATTCGCCTCTTCGCTCAAGCACCATGAGTGTAACATCGTTGCCTTTCTGATACATGACCCACTTGGGATGACGTGCTTCGCCTTTCATGTACGTGGACTTTGCATCACGCAACAAGATACGGTCGCTCTCGATGTTCTTGATGGCGTCAGCCAGTCCGACATCGTCGGTCAACTTGGTATCGGATGCACTTGGGGCTTCGACACCCTCAACGCTTTGCAACGCACCACGCAACAACTTGATGCGGTCTTGAATCGGCATATCATGAACCTCCTTGCCATCAAACTCAATGACCTCAAAGATGTACAATCCACTCTCACGTCGTATAACGTCAACCAAAAAATCCTTGTCAGATACCTGCTTGAACGCTTTCTTCTCTTCATCTGTAAGTGAACCCTTACTTTCGACGTCGTCATCCTTTTTTGTAACGAACATTCGCTCGCCCTCAGGATAATCGCTGACAACCCAGTCGCCTGTGAACCCACGCAGGTGTTCAAGGTCGTCGACATCAAAGATACGGTGCATCGGTTGCAGTGACGGCAAGCCCTCAGGCATATCCTTGCGGATATAATCAGGGTTGGTCAGCGAAGCCAGCAATGCAGGTCCGTCCATCTTCGTCGATATGTCCAGCAGGTTATCACTCAAAGTCGTTTGGGCTTGGTTTGAACGCGTAGCGTTTGGTTGTCGCTCAACTGAACGGTCATCGTTGTGTGCACCAAAGTGACCAAGATGTTGTTGAGGCAAGACTCTTCTCACTGAACCTCCCATAGGCGTAGCCAATCGCATTTTCTTTGGCGTCTGTGGTCGAAACTGCATACGACCGTCTCTTATATCCATGCGGAATGGAACTTCGTGCATGTGCCCTTTGTGAGAACGCAGTCCGTCTGAGTTGTAAATGGACATGATGGATGTTTCTGTGTCAGGATGTGAGGCACGACCAATCGGCTTTGACGTGAGTGCAAGCCTTTCTTTGGAGGCTTCGTGCGTTGGGTCGTACTCAACTGAGCCGTCATCAACCACAATTCCATGAAGTAAGTTGGTTAATTTGTGCATTTTCTTTTCGTCTATGAGTGGTTTGCCTGTTAATCTATGACTAACATTTTTGCCAGTATAGTGTGCATCTAATTGACGTTTATCCTTTTGGTTCGGTATTTGAATTTCCAAACCTCGGTCCGACAACGTTTCAAGCATCCGTGATACTGCCGATGCTGCGACCATTGTGGGGTTGGTCTTTAGGCTGTTAGCCCCTCTCCTCTTTCTATCAGGATGTGCTCGGACAGTTCCCAACTCAAAGTTACCTTCCCTGTCGTGAGGATAGTCAAGAAGTCCGTGAAAGTCATCAACTAATGTATCTGAAACTCCCATGGGTAAACTTGCTATGAGGTCTTGCACCGTAGCAATTCGTACAGGCGTACCTTGCTTACTGGCCTGAGTTACGATTTGTTGAATCATCCTTCGCTGATAGGGTGATGCTTCTTCGCCAAACACACGGGCTGTGGCTTTGTCCACGTTTTCGTTTGGTCCGATTTCGTGAGCATCATCTGTGTCCATGAAGGCTTTGACTTGGTCTTGTACAGCGTCATGCCTTACATGCGTTTTTTCACGAATCGTTCCCGCTGACAATGCTTCTTGTCCGTGAAAATCTTGGTCTTGAGTAGCAAGAATGTCGTTTGCTGTCTTCATGGCCCACGCCATGACGGTGTCAGGCGGTGCCATAGAAAACAAATCAAAACCCTGTTGCTCAGCCTCAGCAAGCACTTGTTTGGCTACGTTCTCGATTGCATTGATGTGACTTCGTACTTTGCCTTGTAGTGTCCTTCCCTTATCACTCAAGTATTTCTGATGTCTTCCCTTGACGGAAGAATAATGTTCTCGTTCAATGGCCTCCAAGCGCTCGTGCGCTTCGTCGATTTCGTCTTCTGATACAGGCATACCACGCGCTTGCTGTTCAATGAGTGTGTTGAGTTCGTCCTCGGCTTGGCTGTATTCCAACATTCTTGGTCTAAACGTATTTACGTGTGCATTGACCTTACCCTCAGCCAACATTGCATCTCGTTCAGCGTCCTTAATTTTGTTTTCATGCTCTTGCGAGGCTAAAAACCACGCCATCGATTCGTCATTCATACCAAGAACAGCGGGTGGTTTTGGTGGGTTGTTTTTCAGATTGCCAAGAAGCATGCGCTTCTCGTGTGCGTTCTCGCGCAGCGATTGAAGTTGTTTCAAATCGTTATCATAATTGTCTTGCGTAATTCCCTGCAACATTCCGAGTTCGTCACGGTCCGCAGCCATCTCTGTATCAGGGTGTATGCTGTGAGGATGATGAACATCCTCTTGGAACGAAGGGTTGGCAGGTGGGTGTATTGCACCAATCATTCCGGACAACTGATGGTGATGCATAGCGGAGTCTTGGTCACGGCGCATCACTCCTGTTTCAGTCGACTTCGGTCCGAATGCGTTGCGTGAACCTATGGTGTTTTCGTACCCATACCCATCAGCAACAGCATTACGCATAGCGCCACGCATGCCTTGTTCCGTAGCACCGTGCTTGGATTCCATCAGTTGATTGTAATACTTTGGAGAGGTCGTCGTGTCGTGTCGTGTACTGTTGACCTTGGCACCCGACAGTAAACTGACGCCAGTGCGCTGAATGTTATGCGGATTCAACTGAGCAGTCAGACCCGTGCTGGGGCTGATTTCAGCAACCTGCTTGGCTTCATACAGCCCCTTCTCGGTTTTACGATAACGCTTGACCGCTTCCAGTTCCGATTCAGGCGGACCGAACGGTGCCATCACGTTTTCAACAGCATCGGCAAGGCCAATCAGTTCGGGGCGAAACGCGCCTGCGTCACCTACTCCAACTATGTCACCGCCCACACGTGAACGCTCACCAGTCGTCAAAAACGACATAGCGTCTCCCTCTTCGGGCGAAAAGCGATGCGCTGCATGCATGGTGTTTAGACGAGTTGCGTGCGTCTTACC